GGACGAAGGCGGTGGCCCGCTTGTAAAGCCGCGTTTTACTTGGCACAAATTCTAGTTTGATTTGGCACAGCTTTTTCATGCTCCCGTGATAAATTAAGGCGCACTTCGCGGGCTTGTGCCAAATCAAACCCGACCGTTTTTGCCCGTCCCGTTCGGGGCGTTAAATGACTATCTGAATCACTGGCAAGACGGGGGCGGGGCCCTCGATCACGGATCCTCGGACGAAGACTCTGGCGGCCATGGCGGCATCGCCGCGGGCGGTGATTGTGGCGCCGTCGGGCAGGGTGATGGTGCGCAGTTCGCCGTTGATAGCGGTGACCTCGCCGGACAGCAGCGGGGGCTCTGGGAGCAGCGAGCGGAACTGTTTGAGAAGGTTACTCACGACACTCTACCTCGATCGTTTGGCGCACCCTGGGGAATGCTGCTTGAATAGAAAGGGCGCGCACGATGCCGATTCTGGAGGTCCCGTTTTCGGTGAATTCCACCATGGATCCGACGGGGTAAATACCCACCCCTGGAAGCACCGGCGTATCGAGGAGCATGCGCAGTTGGCGACCGGTGTCGGCGAGGATTGACAGGCCTCTTTGGGTGGCGACTTCGACGGCGGTATTGAGCTGATCGGTAATCATTGGCGCGACCAGATCGCCGGCGGTGCCAGCCCTGACGCACTGCGCGAGGACGCCGGACCCCTCGCCGCTCACATAGACGGCGTTGTATCCCGGGCGCTCGATCCACTCTATTGACTCGCGACTGGTGACGGCCGAGGGTAGCGAGAAGTCGGGCGGGGCGAGATGCCAATCCCACGGCGGCATGGGGTAGCGGTGACGGACCATCAGGGTGCGGCCTGCGCGGTCGGCCTGGACATAGGCGCCGGCGGCTTCGGCGATGCGCAGGACGGCGCCGATGTGGTCGCCGGTATGTGACCAGACGCCAGCCGGAACCAGCCAGTCGGTAATGCCCCAGTCGATCGCCCAGCCGATGCCGACGTTGTTGATCGTCAGGGCGTCGTTGGCGATCTGCTGCGCGGTCTGGTCTGAGAGGTTGCTGCGGCTGACTGAAAGAGCGTAGGGGTCGCCCAGCTCAGCCGCGATACCCCGCCCGGAGACCGTGATACGGCCCGTGGCAAAGGAGCGTTCGCGCGTTATTTTCTCGGCCAGCAAGCGGAATGTAACGCCGTTGACCGTGGCTTCCAGCTCGACCGGGGCGCCTGGCCCAGCGGGCAGTAGGTTGCCCAGTTGGGAAGCTGGCAGGCTGGCTTGCCAGCCCCATACCCAACTGTCGACGTCGATCGACAGGGACAGGGCCAGGGCCGGCAACGGCAGGTTGTTGGCGACGCGCAACAGGATGACCTCATTGACCACGAGATAGGCCCTCAAGATGGGGATGGTGACTTTGGCGGATGGCCTGACGACATGCAAACCGCCGAACACCAGGTGCAGGCTGGCCGGCATGGATTGGTCGAACAGCAGGTGCGTGGACGGCGTGTAGCCGCCAGGGTTGGGCGGCACGACCGGGCCAGCACAGCGCCCATGATCCGGGGTTTTGCCCTCGCCCCACGGGATGCGCCAGGCAGGCCGCACGCCGCGGCCGACGTCGAACGGAACGGCCGTCATCGAGGCAAGTGGCGCGCCGGCACCCCACGGGATAACGAGGGTTGGACGCGCCCAGCGGAAGAGATCCCGCCAACCCGAACGGACCCAGATCGGAGCCGGAGACGCCTCGGCATAGCCGAATCTTGACGCCGGCCGGACAGCCATGGACAGGTGACTGAAGCCCCCGGCGAGCAGCCTGCTGCGGGCGCTGCCTTGCCCCCACGGGATGCGTGGCAGTGGCCGAAGATGCGCCGCCATGGGCTGCCATCGCGTCGCCAGACGGGCGCCAAAAAGGGTCGCGCTGCCGCATCGACAGTCGACGGCGGTCTCTTCGGATGCCGTTGCATGGTGTGGCGCACGGCACGCCATTGGGAGCGCTGAAGTGCCCTGCCATGGGGCGCGACACCAGCGCACCGGGCCCCGGCTGACGGCGTTGTCGTAGGTGATTTCGGCCGGCCCGGCGATGGCGGGCAGGGCAGCAGAAGCCGCCAGGGGGAGGGCGCCGGCCCGCAAAACGCCGGCCATGACAGGCGGTGGCAGCGTTGCCGCCATCCCCAGCGCGCGCGGCTGTGGGGCGGCGCCCTGCCCGCCGAAGACGAGATCGAGCGACCCTGGCGAATCGGCGAAGAGAAGATCGACAGCCATGCCGATCAGGGCTCAGATAGCGTAGCGGCCGAGAGAAAGACGAAAGCGCCCAGCAACAGCACCACATTGTCCAGCGTGAAAGCCGCCCCGGGCGTGCCGGTGACTGCCACATTGCCATCGACGACGAAGTTGCCGTCGCCATCGTAGCCGCGCGCCCAGACCGCGGTACCGCCCGGATTGACCTGCCCTGGCTGGGTGACGTTGAAGGTGATGACGCCATTGGCCACCGTGCCGCACGGCTTCTGCAACGGGATGCTGACCAGCGGCGCGCCGCCCGGGGGATCCCCGGTGGCGGGCTGCGCCGTGGCGAAAATGGCCAGCGATCCGGGCAGAGCCGCCTTGTCCAGCTGGTCCACGACGGCCTGCGCGCGGGCGTTGCGCACCGACAGGGCAAAGCCGAGGCTCATGGCATCAGATCCGGAGTCACCGAGTCGGCGATCACGGCGTTATAGACGCCGGTGTGGTCGTGCGACAGCACGATGTATTCGATGTCGTGTCGGACATGCTCGAACAGGTAATTGCCTCCGGCATCGCTCCAGCCCTCGCGTGCCAGGAATCCATCCCGCTTGCGCAGCAGGCGCACCCTGCGGGAGACCGGGTAGTCCGGGTTGCCGACGTTCTTGGTCGTGCCGATGACGCGCCCTCTGCCGCCGTTTTCGAGATCCACCAGCGGCCGGCATCCGGACAATAGCGACGGGCTCTGCGCGGGCATCTGGCCACCGACCGCCGCCGACAACGGCACCGCGACCAGCGCCGGTAGCAAGCCGCCGAACGTGTTGCCAAAGGGCGCCGGCGGCAACACGAAGGCGTCGGTAGCGAAGCCTTGCGCGCCGATATGTATTACCAGGTCGTCGATCTTGCCGATAAAATCCTTCGCGGCATCGCGATATCTGACCTGAGCGCCGATCGCCATCCTGGCGCCGGTGCCGGGAAACGGCGTCAGATATGGCTGTCCTTGCAGCAGGCTATCGAGCACCCCGTCCACCGTGATGTAGACCGCCGGATACAACTGCCCCGTGTAATCATTGGTTTTGCCGACGACGATATGATGCCAGCTGCCATCATTGACGGAGACGGTGCCGGCAAAAAGCACGGAATTTTGACACCATACCTCGATACGCCCGCCGTTGTTGATGCGCACCTGGTAGAGATAGTTGAAATAGGTGTCGTCGATATCGATCAGCACCACCCCTGCCGCAGCCGTTCGCACCCAGAGCGATATCGACCATGGCTCATAGACAAAGGAGCCAATTGGCGCATCGGATCGAAAATAGTCGCCGGCGCCGTCAAACACCGCACACGACCCACCAAAGACGCCATCCGATGTCGTGATGTGCGCGTCCCCGTAGGCCGTCCACGAGTTGCCCTTCAGGTCCGGCGCCGCCGTTGCCCCTTCGACGCCGTCGAAGTGCAGCGCCACGCGCGCGCAGTGCCAGAGTGGATCGTCCACCGATTAAGCCCGCCAAGGCCCGGTCACGTCGAAAAACACGAAGCCGAAGTAGGTGGCCCCAGTGCCCCCTCCGTAGGGGTGCGCCATCACTCGCCGCCCTGGCAAATTGGCGACGCCATCAATGGGGGTTGGCTCGCTGATCCAGGTGTCCGCGATCGCCTGCGGGCTGCAGTACAGCCCGGCAGACTCGCCTCGCAAGTTGGGCACCCCGAACTCCAGGATGTTGTGCGGCCCGACGTAGAGACCGCCGTCCGGCCCATTCGGGAAAGGAACGGCCCCCCCTCCGGATGCCATCGCCTGCCCGGCATTGGTCAGCGCGTTGAACATGGCCAGCGCCGGCATGCTGCCGCCCGAGCCATAAAACGCCCTCGCCAGGTAAAGCTCATCCGCTGTGGCCAGCGAGTTGCGCTGCGTCGCGTAGTCGTTGAGGTCGCCAGAGGACCCGGCGGACGTATCGCTGGCATGCCCCGACAGCACGCAGGCCCACGCATCGCCGGCTTTCTTGGGCAGGATGTCGCCAAATGCCACCAGCGCACCCGCGGCGCCGACGCTGGCATGCGCCCCCAGGATCAGATAGGCCATCCGATCATCGGCAAACACCGACCACCGCCTGGATGTGGCGTCGGCCACGTTGCTCTTGGGCCAATAGACCCCCCCGGAGCGCTGCACGGCCGATGGGAAAGGCCCCGCCCCAGCGCTGATGCCCGTCATCGACTCATACCCAACGCATCGCGCCACGCGTGCGCCCGTATCATCGACCCGCAGATAACAGCCGGTCGCCGCCACGTTCAAGCTGCGATAGGCCGCCAGATTGGCGCCGGAAAATGGCTTGCTCCAGCCGGCGCCGGCGAGCTTGAGGCTGATCGCCCCGGTCGCTGCTTGGTCGCCGATGCCGGTCGCGTCATAGGTCAGAGTGGTCTTTGCGACATTGACCGAGAGCACCTTCTTTTCACCGTTCAGCCCGCCGGGGGCGGCGCCGGAGACCGTGACGACGCTGCCGACCTCCGCGCTGTGGCCAGCGGCGATGGTGGCGGTCGCGACGTTGGCCGAGACCACCAGGCTGGCGACGGCAGAGACGGCGAAGCCATTGACCAGGCAGGCGTCGAGCACCGCGATGAGCGACCCGGCAGTGCCCGAGAGAACCGGCGCACCGGGCATCAAGCTATGGAGAAATTTAACGCTGGTATCGGCTGGCATGGGTCAAGTCCAAAGGGGAATCAAGGCGTATCGACATCGCCGCGGATGCCAATCGTGAAGTAGTCATTGGCCTGCGACGCAGGGCCCTGCAGGACGGTCCGCGCCACCCATACCGGGTAGTTGGCGGCGACGGTGTTGAAGCGCACCACATTGCCAGCGGACCAGCCGCCGCCCCAGCCTGCCGGCTCGATCGAGAAGTAGGGCACGCCGGTGGCCGGGTTGATCGGCGCCAGCAGGTTGGCGATCGCATGCCCGGTGACGATCTGGCCGACCGTTTCGCCGATCACGCTGACCGTGGTGACGTTGGTGAAAACGATCCGCCAGCGCTCCTGAAGGGCGCCCCGGTTGGTCACCTCGACCGGGAACTGCACGGTGTTGTAGCTCGAGCTGGCGTCACTGCCGATCAGGGTGTCGGACCACACGCCGGTCCACGTCTGCTGGTCGAACCAATGCGAGACCCTTGCCTTCAGGTCGCCCATGATCAGCGCCGAGCTGACCAGCGAACCGAGCGGGAAATCATGCGTCAAGGGGCGGGTAATCGTCAGATCGCCGTTGATCTGGGCATCCGAGCAAAGCGCCATGTCCTCGATGCGATGCTCGATGCGCACGGGCTGCGAATAGCCGGTGACATCGGTGAAGGTGACCGTGCCGGCGTCCAGATCCTGCGTGTAGCCGGCGGTGATCGTCGCGTCGTTGGCGCCGATCACCCGCACGCGGGCGAGGCGCACGCGCCCGAGGTTGATCGTCTGGCCGTTGGCCACGCCGGCCGGCGCCGTCGTCGCCGAGTGATGCACCACCAGCACATCGCCCTTGCGCAGCACCGGTACCCGGCCGTCGACCGGCAGGCGGACAGGATCGAGCCCCAGCACCGCCGCGGAGAGGGGCAGGCTGGAGACCGCCACGGCGTTGTACAGCGCGGTCTCGGTCAGGATCAGCCTTGGCCGAAAAATCTGCCCAAGCACCACCGCGCCGGCGTCGTACCACCACTCGGATTTCTCCTGAGGCGACAGGCCGGCATCCGCCACCAAGGCGCCGAAGCGCACCGAGACCAGGCCGAATTGCGCGTCCACCTCACCCTCCGTCTCGGCGCCGCTGATGTCCCCGGTCAGGTCGCTGCTGGCCGTGATCTGCACGCTGTCGGAAGCGCGATTGGCGCGCAGCGCGAAGCTCGCCGGCTGCACGGGCGCCCCCGAGATGCGAAAGCGGATCTCGTAGTCCTCCCAGACGCCCTTGCGCGTCAGGCAGGCGACGCTGGCCACCGGGGCGCCACCGCCGGCGTAGTCCGAGACGGTCACCTGGCCGGCCGCATAGTTGACGGCGCCAGCCACCAGGCCGGCATTCGTCGAAGCCGAAGGGTCCCGCACCAATACGCCCGCGCGGTCGACGTACACACTGCCGGCCAGCGTCAGGCGCAGCGATCCCGGTACCAGCGTATTGCTGACCGAAGGCAGCAGATCGATCTGCAGCGGCTCGATCGGCTGCGTCTGCGTCTGCAGAGCGCCGGCGGCATTGCCCGCCTGGCGGTAGGTGGCGACGATGTTGCCCGACGCACTGGCCAGGGTTGGCGCCTGCGACCAGGTCTTGATGCCGTTGAAGATATCCCGCGACTGGGTCGTCGCCACCATGTCGACCTGACCACCCAGCGCGACCGCACCGGTCGCGTAGTTGATCGTGCCACCGATGCCCGCCGTGGACGAAAGGGCGATCGACGCGCGCGACGTCCAGGCGCCGAACTGCTGCCCCCCCGACCCGGTCGCCTGCAGCGACGCCTCCCGCAGCACCAGGTTGCCGGCACCGTCATCGCCGACCGTGTAGCGGCCGCCGACGTTGTCTGAAAACACCAGCGTCAGGCTCTTGGGCAGCACCGCATTGGCCAGCACGAAGTTGGTCGACACGCCCCCGGCCACATGCACCGAGGAGACCTGAGCGCCCTGCTTGTATTGCGTCACCACGTCCGAATTGCTGTCTGGCAGCAGGCTCGGCGCCAGCACCAGCTTTCCGTTGGCGTAATCCACCCAGCCCGACCCGGCGCCGACCAGGGCGCCAGCACCATCATCCGTCACCACCCGGTCGACGCCACCGGCGCGATAGGTCACGGTCAGGTTGCTGGGCTGCAGCGCGCCACCCGGTACCGTGATCCTCAGCGCCGGCGCCTGGAACACCGCCCCGCCCACGTGCGAGCTATGGTGTGCCGGCGTCCCCCAGGCAAAGAAGATCTGGGTGTTGGTGTCCGGCAGGGCCCCGAGGGTGACCGACAGCGAACCGGTCGCGTAGTCGACCATGCCGGCGCCGACGCCATCGTCGCCAGCCAGCCCGCCAGAGCCGTTATCCAGCAGCCGGTACCACTTGCCGAGCGCCATGTAATCGACGCTGACCGACCCCGGCGAAGGCGCCGGCGAGAGGTTCTTGACGTAGGTGTAGCCGCGGTTGCCGATGGTGATTGGCGTGCTGTCGGTATGCACCGCGATCGCCAGAGCGACGGCATGCGCCGCCGTGCCGTTGACCGTCGCGCTGATGCCGGTCGAGCGCGCCAGGGCCACCGAGCCGGAGGCATAGTCGACCGAGCCGGTGAAGCCGGAAGCCGTCACCAGGTTGCCGGCGCTGTCGTCGACCAGGGTGACGCCGCTGACCGAGAGCGCGACCGACCCGCGCTTGACCGCACTGCCGAAGTAGCGCACAGCGACCTCGCCCGGGGCGGTGCTGACCGCCGAGGAGAACGTCAGAGCCGGCGCGCCGGTGATCGGCACGATCAGCTCGCGACCGCCCGCGCAGCGGGCATCGATGATCGGTGATTCCGCCAGCGCCGAGGGCAGCAGCTGGGTATAGACGGAATCCGCCTTGATCGTCAGATCGCCCAGGCTGGCCGCCTGCGCCAGCCCCGCCACGCCGTAATAGCTCGTGGCGTCCGCCGGAAACGTCGAATGCACCCGAGTGGCCGGGTTGTAATAGCCCGCGGTGAATCGCGTGACATCGGATCCGGCAAACGCCATGCGCAGGGCGTCCGGGATTTCCAGCACCAGGACGTCGCGCAGATAGTCGCCGTGCACGTCGGTGAACACCTGATCGACCAGGCGAGAAACAATCCGGGTCACCCGGAAGAACTGGAAATTCGCGGCATTATCCCGCTGCACCAGGGCGAAAACGTCGCCCACGCCCGGATTGGGCGCCGTCTTTGAGCAATGCACCTGCACACTGCGCTGGCCGGCCAGGTGATTGCCGTAGAGCGAATAGCGCGACTCGGCGCCCATCGCGATGTAGCTCTCCAGCTTGTTCTGCGCCGCGGTGCGCTGATCCGGCCAGGCGCCAGTGGTGAACAGGGCGGCCGAGACGCGCGGATCGCCCGGCGCCTGCGCGATGATCACATGCGAGCCGTAATAGCCATCGACCGTATCGGTGAGCACTGCCGGGAAAACCTTGCGCAGCGAGATGCGGCCATAGGTGCGGTCAAGCTGCGAGATGTCCGGGAAGAGGTTGTTGGAGACGCCGTCGACGACCTCCTGGCCGGTGGCCATGCCGCCGCCCTCGGGGACATCGTCCAGCACGGCGGATTGAAGGAGCTGGATGTCGCCATCAAGAATCGGCATGCGTTAAACCTCGATGAGTTTGACGGTGGCGATGTACCACCAATCGGCGCCCGGATCGGACAGATCGACGACCTGCTGCGCCAGAATCGGCTCGTCTGGCGCAAAAATCACGTTGAAGCTGCGGCCATCGGCCAGCGTCAGCACGTACTGCCCTGGCAGCACACTGGCCAGCACGCGCAGCGCATCCACGGTCGCGCGGGTGATCCAGCCTCCATCGGGCGCGCCGGCCAGCGTGATCGGGCGCCCGGCCAGGCGCATACCGGAGTCGACGATCAATGCCCCGGACAGGCTGTATTCGGTGCTCTTGACGACCGTCGGCCAGTTGTACTCGTCTGACCAGACCATATCGCCGCTGAAAGACACGTTGTGCAGAAGATGGTCGGCCATGTCAGATCGTCACCCACTTGGTTCCGTCCCAGAGGGCCAGCGGTTGGCCTTCCGGCGTGACGACGCGCGCCTCGATGATGTCCTGCCAGATCTTGCGAAAGCGCCGGTCCTTGCTGGACAGCTCGCGCACGTTGGCGATCGCCTCGCGGCTGCGCGGCTTCTTTGCCCATCTGAGCACGTCTGCCGGCCCGATCATGCCGCCCTCTTCGAAAGGTCGGTGAGCATGCCGATCAGCGCCTGCGCGGCATTGGGGCTGGCGGTATCGACCGCCGTCGTCTTGCCGTTGAGGGTGATCTCGACGCGGTGCGTGCTGGCGGGTTTGTCCGAGGCGTCGACCTCCGACCGCTTGGCCTTACCCACCGTTGACTTGGCGTCATTGACGGACTGATCGACGGCGCGCTCCAGCGAGCCGGAGTAGGCCTTGATGTACTCCTCCGCGCTGATCGGGCCACGGAAGGCATAGCGCTGGGCCATGCCGGCCATCTCCTGAGCGAAGTTGTCGCCAAAGGCGTCCACGAAGGCCTTGACGGCCGGGCCGCTGAGGCCCTTCGAACGGGCGATGAAGTCGGCGTTGATTTGCTGGGTGTTGACACTGCGGGAGACATTGCCGGCGGCCTTGTCACTCTCCGAGGTACGGCGATCAGAGTAGTAGTTCTGGATCTCGCTCTCGGTGAAGTTGGCATCCTTCAGTTCCTGGACTGTCCGCTCTTTCGAGCTGTCGCGGACGTTGATGTCCCCGGAGAAACCACGGCCGCGCCGGTCAACTTCGCCGCTGATCGTTCCTTCAAATCGCGGGCTTGGCCGATCCGCCACGTCCTTCAGCTCGCGGACCTTCTCGACAGCCTTGCCGGCGGCATCGGCAAAGCGCTCGGTCTCCCGGGTGCCGCCGCCCATGCTGGCGATGATCGCCTTGCCGGCGTTGTCGACCTCGATCGTCATGCCGCGCATGGAGGCCTCGATGCGCAGGGCGTCGGTGACCACCCCGCCGTTGGCCTCCAGCACCGTCTCCGCATAGCGGCGCCAGGCGGCGGCGAGCTGCGCCGGGGTGGCGGTACCGGAGTCGCGGATGGTGTCGAAAGCCTGACGGGCGGTGTCTGCCGTGCGCTTGAGTTCGGCCTGGCTGCGCAGGCCGAGCGTGCGGAAGGCCTCGGTGACGCTGTTAATGCCGGGCGCCAGATTGTCGAGCTTGTCTTGTGCGCCATCGAGGCCGCGGCGCAAGCGTTCGCCGGTCAGCAGGCCCTGCCGGCCGAGTTCGTCCCAGCGCTCGATCACGGCACCGAGGGCAGCTTCGCTGTTCGCGGCGTTGGTCGCCTGCTCCAGGCTGGCCGCCAGCGTCGTGCCGACATCGAGCCCCTTGGCGCGCACATCTTCGAGCCGCTCGACCAGGACGTCGTAGCTGTTGATGGCTGTCTGCGCACCGGTGCTGATGCCGGTCGAGAGCTCGGCCATGTCCTTGCCGGTGCGGCGCAGCGCTTCGGCGAGCACGGCATCCATGGCCGCAGCCAGCCGACGGGCGCCCTGCTCGCTATTGTCGAAAGCCGCCGCCGCCTCGACCTCGAAGGCGCGCAAATCCTTGCCGGCGAGCGCCTGCTTCCAGGCGTCGCGCACCTGGTCTGCTGACGCCTTGCCCTTGACCGCCAGCGCATCGAGGGCGGCGCCCGCGTCGGCGATGCCCTGGATGTCGGAAAGGTCGAGCGCCTTGGCGAGCTTGCCGATCGCTTCGGAGGCCTTGCTGCCGGACTTGACCGCCTCCTCGAAATCCGCCACCAGCACCTTGCTGCGGGCCGACAGCCCGAGAGCCGCCTCGGCGGCGAGCCGCTTCTTGGTGGCGAGTTCGGCCATTTCTGCCGCTTCGGCCTTGGTCGCCGCGGCCAGGCGCTGGCTCTCGCGCTCCTGATCGGCGGTGCGCTTGGCCAGGTCGGTGAAGCCGTAGGCCGTCTTTGCCAGCCAGCCGCCGATATCCTGCAGATTGGTGAGCAGGAAAGCGAACGAGAAGCCCTTGATCAGGCTGAAGGCAGCGGCCAGCTTGCCGGTCGCGCCGGCCAGCTCGGCCGTGCCGGCGACGGCGGCGCCGCGGGCTGCGGCGTTGGCTTTCTGTGCGAGGGTATTGCCCGCGGTGGCCGCGGTGTTGGCGGCTGTCGCCGCCGTGTCGGTGGCCTTGGCTGCCGCGCTGGCCAGCACGGCGCCCCGCAGGCCGAGGAACTCGGCGGCGATGTTGTAGGCGCGCCAGGCCAGCCAGGCCTGGCCGGAGTTGATCAGCGCGCCCGAGATCAGTTCGAGGTTTTCCCCGACGAGCTTGATGGCGGACGCCGCCTTGGCGCTGGCGCCGCTCGACGCGTCGACCTCGCCGATGTAGGCGGCAAAGTTGGTCTTGAGGCTTTCCAGCGCGCGGCCGATGGTGGGCGGCAGCTGGGCGAACTCGGCCTGGATCGTTTTGGCTTGCCCTTGCAGGGCGCCGATCACCGACGCCGAGGAGAGCGCGCCGGCTTCGGCCAGCTTGCGCAGCTCGCCGGTGGTGACGCCGAGGCCGGCCGCCAGAGCCTGCGCCAGGCGGGGCGCCTGCTCCATGACCGAATTGAACTCTTCGCCGCGCAGCACGCCGGACTGCAGCCCCTGCACCAGCTGCTGGATAGCCGCCTTCGATGCCTCGGCACTCTCGCCCGAGATCTGGATGGATTGGCTGATCGTTTCGGTGATCGCCAGCGATTCGGCCATGCCGATGCCGAGCGTTTTTCCGGCTTCGGCGATGCGGGTGAACAGCTTGCCGGTCTCGGCCAGGGCCGATCCGGTCGAGAGCGCGATGGACTGCACCCCGGCCATGGCCTGTTCAAGCGCCGGGCCCTCGCCGACGACCAGCTGCATGCGCGCCCGCAGGCCGTTGAATTCGTCGGCCACCTGGCCGATGTCGGCGGCGCTGCCGACCAGGAAGCTGCCGCCGGAGAGGGCAATCCAGGCCTTGGTGAGCAGGTCGATCTGCTGGCCGATGTCGGCCACCGACTGTGCAATCTTGCGGTTTGCCGGCGTCGCCTTGGACTCTGCGCGCTGCGCCGCGTTGCCGACCGCATCGATGCCTGCGCCGGCGACCTTGGCGTCTGACCCGGCCTGCAGCGCGCCCGCGCCAAGTGCATCGACGGACTGCGCGAGTCCGTCGACTTCCTTTTTACCGGTGACGCCAGCAGAGACGTCTACCCGGTATTTCAGCTCATTGGCCACCCCTGCGCCTGCGGCTGGCTGTTACGACACGCCGCGCAGTTCGACGTCGAACGGCGACGTCTTGCCGGTCGGCGTTTCCATTTTGCCTTTCAAAGGCACGTCGCCGAAGTTGTCCGAGAGGAAATCGAACAGCTCGCCGGACGACAGCACCGCCTGCCAGACGCGCACGATCACGGCCTTGTCATCGGCGAAGTTCTTGCCGTCGAGGATGAACTCGCCGCGCACCTGCGCCTGGGTGGCGCCGGAAATCTTCGATCCGGTGAAAGCGATGTAGGTGCCGCTGACCTTGATCGAGGCGCCGTCGACGATGGCGCCGGTGGCCAGCGTGCGCACCATGCCCAGCTGATAGTTGACCTCGTAGTCGGTGCCGAGCACGTAGGTGGGCACGCCGCCGTTGTGCTTGACGCTGAAACCGGCGACCTGGAAATTCTGCTTGCTCAGCTGCACCCAATAGCCGTGCTTCGCTGCGATCACCTCATCGACGATGCCGCCGCCGCCCTGCGAGAGCGCCGAGGCGGTGCCGAGCAGCGCCATGGCCATGCCGTCCTTGCCGGTCTGCGATAGGGTGATCTCGATCTCGGCCGGGTCCTGCAGGGCGACGGAGCCGATGACCTGGCCGTAGGTCGAGCGGCCCTTCGATTTCTTCTCCTTGATCTGCGTGTTGGCCTTGACTGCGAATTTGTCGGCGTAGAAGGGCCCGGCGAGGCCGACGGCCAGGCCGGTGGCGGGGTCGATCCGGTTGATGTAGAGGTCGCCGGCGCCTACGAATACTTGTGCATCAGCCATGGTTGGCTCCTGTTGTAAAGGGGTTGATCAGGGGTTGTGAGGGGTCGGTCGCGTTAATCGCCACGGAGAACGACCTCCGATGTAACGGCAATCGGGAACTTCAGGCGGCTGCCGCGGTACACGGGCGTCATCTCGCCGGCATCGGCCAGCACCAGCGGGCCGTAGGGATGTCCGGGCGCCCAGCCGAGCAGCTTGCCAAGCACCGCCTGGACGAGCGGCGCGGCATCGGCCCGCGCGGGGGCGCCATCGGCCGGATCGAGCGGGTTGCGCACGGTGACGACGACGTGCCACCGGGTGGCAACGCGCGCGGCCCGGCCGTTGCTGGCTGCTTCGATGACCTTGTAGCCATCCCAGACGACATAAGCAGCCGGCGTTTCGTAGCGCGCATCGATGTCGTCCAGCTCCGGCGCGCCATAGATCGCAGCCAGGCCGGTGACTTCGCGCAGCCGCTCACGCAGCAGGGGTTCGAGGCCGAGCATCAGGCTGGCGTCCATGGCGCTGGCTCGAAATCCGAGCCAGGCAGCGGCGCATCGGTGCGCACCTGGACGACGGCCACGTAGAGCCCCTTGCGATAGAGGGTTTCGCTGGCGACCATGTCCCAGCGCAGTGCCTGGTAGTGGCGTTCGTCGATCACGGCGCCGTCGATCAGCACCAGGATGGATTCGACCAGCTGCAGCAGCCCCAGCTGCATGCCGTCGCCCTGGCGGGCGGCTTGCGGGCTGCGGCTGTTGCGGGTGACGCAGGCGATACCGATGGTCGGCGCCGCCATGCCGCGCTCGATCAGATCACCGGATCCCATGGCGACATAGACCGCCGGCGCATCGGCGCCGAAGCGCCCGACCAGGCTGTCGCCCTCGAGGTCCGGCAGCGCATCGATCTGGCGCAGCCGGGCGGCGAGCGGCGAATCCTTGAGGTAGGCGACGAGGCCCTGCTCGATGCTGGCGAGCATCAGGCGGCCGCCAGACGACGCGCGATCAGGTCGGCAATATCGGCCTTGTCGTCGTCGGAAAGCCCGAGGAACGGCCGTGCCGGCATGGTCACCGATTTGACGGTGGCGAAGCCGCCACCGGCAAGCGCGAAACGCAGCGCCTTGCCGTTTTTGGGGCGGATGGTGCCGCCGAATTGATGGATGGCGGCATAGATGCGGTTGACGCCCCACTCGGCAAAGTCGCGCCCGTGCCGCGCGGAAATCGAGCCGGAGAGGTGGCCGTCCTTGGTCAGCGTGCGGCCGCCGGAGACCTCGGCGCGCAGGCTTGGCTTCCAGGGGCGGCCATCCGGGCCGGTCATTGTGCGGAAGCGCAGGCGGGTGCTGCTCTCGCCGAGCGCGGCGATTTCCTCGTTGATCGGCGTCGGGTCGGCCAGACGGCCAGCCAGCGAGCGCAGCGCGGCGAGCACGCCGGCGTCTTCGACCTTGATGGTGAACCCGCTCATAGCCCGCGCGCCTCGCGCGACCAGAGGCGGGTACTGCTGACGACTTCGACGGCGCCACCGCCACCCTTGGGCGAGGTGATGACATCGGCGCCGAAGGTGATCTTGCCGGCTGCGATGTCCCGGCAAAGCGCCATCGCCGCGTCGTGCGCCTTGATGATCGGATCGCTCGCGCGATCGCCGTGCAGGTAGTAGCGGGTGACATCGGCCGTCATGCGCTTGATGATCAGCGGCACCGTTGCCAGCGGCGTGCTGTAGCGGCCGGAGAGGTAGGCATCGATGGCCGACTGGGCGTCGTCAATGGTGGTGGTGAGCAGGCCGACCGCGTTGGTGACTGCGATCACATCGCTGGACGCCCAGCCGATCAGCGGATCCGCCGCGATCGCCAGGTCGAGCACCTCGGGCGTGACCTCGCGCGGCAGCGCGCGGTCGGCTACCTGGGCGATTTCTTCGGCGCCAAAGCGGGCGACCAGGTCGGCGGGGGTGATGTAGGCCATGCGGGGCCGTATCAGGCAGCGTCGACCATTTGCAGATCAATCAGCGGATCGTCCTGCAGGGCCTTGATCTGTTCTTCGGACAGCGCATCGCGGGCGACGCGGGTCGGCTCGATGGTCCATGCACGGCCTGCCCGGCGGTAGCCGTCGGCGTGCGGCGTAACGATGAGGACGGCGAGCGGGGCGCGGTCTGCCTGGTCGGTGGCAACCGTTTCCGTATCGGTCACGCCTTCGGCGATCGGTGCGGGCTCTGCCGGGGGTTCTGCTGCAGTGGCTGGCGTGGTCTTGCGAGTGCTCATCGATGCTCTCCTCGGTCGTCGGTGCTGCAAACGCCAGGACGCGGGGCGCCCTGGCGTGGTGCGATCTACTCAGTGCTTAGCCGGTGCTGCCGACCGACAGCTGCCAGAAGCCGTAGGTGCCGGTGGCGCGGGCCTCGGCGCCAAACTTGAACTCGCCGCGGCTGAAAACGTCGTCGTTATCGAGGCCGGTCTGTTGCACGAACATCGGCGCCTTGCGCATCTGCACGATGAAGGGCTTGACGACTTGCCGCGTGCAGTGCAGGAACCAGGCAGTCGAGCTGGTGAGCGCCGGATTGACGATGACGCGGGCGGTACCCTTGTACGGGTTGGGCGACTGGTCGGTGAATTTGTCGCTTTCCAGGATCAGCCGGGCCATGGTTTCCAGCGCCGGCGGTACCTCGAGCACGTCCGGGATCAGGCGCAGCGGCATGCCCTCATCGTCCTTGAAGCCCATGATTGCCGTGCGGGCGGCGCCGTAGCTGGCGAGGGCTGCGGCGGTGGTAGCGCCAGAGAGCGCGACGGCGAGCTTGTTGCTGACGTTGGCGCCGGCCACCACGTGGTCGGTGTCGTAGAAATATTGGCCGTCGTAGCACAGCTGCGTGAATCCGCCGTTCTTCAGGCTGTCGACAATGATGTCGTGCAGCTCGCCAGCGCTGGCGCCAGCACTGCGTGCCTGGATGTTGTAGATGCCGAGGCGGTCATCTTCGAGGTCATTGCGAGCGATCGCGATCGTCGTCTCCCAGTCCTCGTTCTTGACGAAGTACTTGCCAGCGCTGATGTTCTTGATCACCTTGTCGCCAACCCACTTCTTGAACTTGGGGAAACGGCTGAGCCAGGCGTAATCCTCGCCGGCACCGCTGGAAGGCACTTCCATCGCCGTCTCCTGCCAGGTGCCGGTCTGCGCCACCAGGGAATTGTTGAACAGCGTTTTGAGGCCGTTGAAGACGGTATCGAGCGTCGAGCGATTGACGGTCAGGCCGGCGAACAGCAGTCCGGACAAAGCGCTGTCGTCGCCGGTCAGGCCGAGGTGCGCCAGGGGGCCGGAGCCGGGGGCGAGCCAGGCCAGGGCGCCGATCGCCACAACGGCGGCCAGCAGGGTGATGCGATTGAGAGTGGTTTGCATGGGGTAGCTCCTGAAGTTTTGCGGGGGTTGCTGTGCGGTCGGCTTGGTCGGCTTACTCGACCCAGACGCCATCGGCGTCCAGCTGCACCACGCGGCCGGCAGCCGAGCGGGTCGCGCCGCTGTTGGTCTTGGCGACGGTCTGGTCATCGACGATGTAGCAGGTCTTGCCGAGGTCCGCCTGCACCACCAGGTCGGCGCCGTGGTTGAGCCACTTGAACGCCTGCTTGCGGCGCACCAGCACGTTCTTGGCGCCGTTGTCGCCGGCGTTGACCACCTGCTCCTCAGCCCGGCCCAGATAGGTCAGCGTGGCGGCGACCGCACCGGGCGTCGCATAGCCGCTGTTGTTGGCGGCAACCAGGGAGCCGGCAAAAATGGTGACGGCGGTGGCGACGGGGACCGAGACCAGCTCGCCCTCCATCGAGGGGGTGTTACGGTCGGCAGTCAATGCGGACATTGTGTAGTCTCCGGTAGATGAAAGGGGTCAGGCGCAGGTCAGACCGTGGCGGTGCGCGTCTTGAGGTAATCCTCTGCCGAGACACCGAGCAGGCGGCAGACCTTCTGCTCATCGGCACTCAGCGCGGCGATGCCGGCCTGGCCGGCTGGCGCCGTGCCACCCGTCTGCGTCGTGCCCGGGGTGAGGATCACCGGCATGGCTTCCAGGTAGGAGGTCAGCGCGGCCAGGTCACGCGTGCCGAGGTCGGTGGCCCAGGTTTCGAGCGCCGGCGTGAGCTTGCCGGCGGCCTTGGCGGCATCGATCACCTGCGCCAGTTCGGCGGCGCTGGCCTTGGCGGTGAGCGCGGCCAGCTGGCCTTGCAGCCTGCCGTGTTCGGCCTGCAGCGCAGCGAGCGTGCCGACCGGGACGTACTTTGCCGGGTCTGGCGTGGCCAGCGTGGCGACCTGGGCGCCGAGGGCGGCGACGTTGGTCTGCAGTGCGCTGACGGCAGCGAGCGCGGCAGATTCATCGGCGGTTTCCGCCAGGCCCAGAGCGGCCAGGAGTTTCTTCAGGGTTTCGTGCACGGGGTGCTCCTGTGATTGGTAAGTGGGGTGGAGGGTCTGCGCCGCGAGCGCGGCCAGGTCGGTCAGGCCGTCAAGGCCGGGATCGTTGGTCAGGCTGGCGCCGAGCAGGCTCAGCACGCGCCCGGTACCGGGCTCGTAGGTAAAAAGCGGGGAGATGTAACGGTACTCTCGGTCGGCGATCATGCTGGCGGCGCGGAACGTCCAGTCGATGCCCGCAGCCCAGAGGCCAGTGTCTGGGTGCCATTCGAGCCGGTCAAACCAGCCCGCGGCCGGGGCCGGCGCGCCGCTCGCCTTGGCGTGCAGCGTGGCGTGCTCGTAGTCGATGTAACGGGCGGACATGCGCCGCGACATTTCGGCCACCAGGTGCCTGGCGTCCACGTCAGACAGCTGCCAGGCCGGCGCATCCGCTGGCCGGTCGCTGCCGTCATCGGCGCGAAACGGCCCGGCCGGGATCAGGCGGAGAGTGGTGGGGGCGGCGCCGCCGACCAGTTCGCGGCGCAAGGCGGCGAAGGCCGGCGGCGCGGAGCGCGCTGCTGGCGGGGGGGTATGAAGGCGTCGAAGGGACATGCCGCCATTTTCATGGCGGGGGTTGTGGTCGGTTGGCCGTGAAGTGGTTCAGTGCCGATCTATTCCCGCGCGCGCGGGAGCACAGCGCCCGCCCTTGTTAGACTACAGTTTTCTGTGCTTCGGCTACAGTTTTCTGTGCTTCCATTACCGCGCGCTGAGTGCCCTGCATCGCCCCCCTTTTCCCCCTGGCAGGACGGCGATGGATGGCGGCGGGGTACTGCAGCGGGGACGAGGCATGCCGGCCAGTTTGGCGGCATGCCGAGGGGGCGTCAGCCAAAAGGGTTCTAACGTCTGGCGGCTGCCCAGATGGCGGCATTGGCGAGCGCCTGATACCGAGAAAAACCAGCGTTATTTCTGTGCTAAATGTAGAATGTGAGGACTTTTCCTACTTTCCGGCATTGCACGAGGATATGCTCGCATGCGAGACGATGATGACGAGGCGAGTGTTGCCGTTGTCACGGTAGACGAGATCACTCTCTACTGTGTTAAGGCGCCTTGGGTTGACCGCGCTGGGAGTGAGGACAGAATTGGCACGCTGGCGATCACGCAGAAGCAGCTTGGCGCGTATGCGACGATGGGGCTGACGAGCGGCCTCGCTCAGTTTCAGCGCATCGTGGCTCCAGGGATCATTCTGGCCCGGCACATCTTCCGTGGTTTGATGCGGCCGATGTCCGTCGGCGGGAACATGTGCGCCGACCGGGACAAGCTGGTCTATAGCTGGAAGCCGAGGTTTGACTACGAGTGGCCTGGTGACCGTTTCAAGTATCCACCGGTCGAACTGGAACCTCCTGCGGGCCGTGTGTTTGTCGTCTTGGTGACTCCGAACTCGTCTGACCAATTCCCGATGGTCGATGGTTGGATCGAGCGGTGGAACTGGGTGCTCGGGAGCGACGATCTGTTTGCTGCGCCGATCAAGCATTCCGAGCGTTATGAAGAACAACTATGGAGAGCGACATGAATGAGACTGTTATCGAGCTGAATGGCCAGCCACCATGGATGGTGGAACTGCTGAGGGCTTACCCGCCGTCCCCTTTCAAGCAGCGCGCCTACTATGACAAGCACCTCGACTGCATCCGCGTGGTCATTCGCGAGTGCAGCGTCTGCGAGCATCGACTGACGGCCATCATGACCGTTCTTGAGGACAACTACCCAGAGCCTGGGCAGCAACCCTTCGTCGGCTTCGTGATCAAGGGCGTTGAACACCTCTTCAAGCAGATTGGTTTGCCGCTCGAAGGGGTTCTGCCGTTCATTGAACTCTTCGACAAGCTGGCGAAGTTGCATGGCGACGAGCTGACGGAGATAGTCCTTCAGCCGTATCAGGGTCTGCTGCAGGTGTTGAAGGACATTGAGCTGAAGGTCGATTTCGCCGAGGCGATGGCGGCGTAGCAGAACGTGCTGAGGCGTCGATTTTGATTCAGTGGCTGTGTTCGGCTCGAGCGGGCCGAGCCTTTGGCGACAGTCTTCAGACAGGCTTCAGTGCGATCAACAGGGGGCAAAGGGGTCTGAACTCCCCCTTTTCCTGTTTATTCTTACGTGGGGGCCTGAATGCAGTTGTTCGGCAGAGCCGAACAACTGATTAGCCGTGGTCAGCGACTTGCCTGCAGGCTGGCCTTCTCGCGGCGCAGCGCATCGATGCGGGCCGTGTGTTTGCTGGTGGCTGCCTGCATCTCCTGCGAGATGCTGCTCTCCCAGGTCGCGCCGGCGAGGTTGTTGGCAGACCGGTACTTACGCTGCCTGAGCTTCTCCAGCTCGTCGTCCATCTCGCGCTCGGCGTCGCGAATCTCGAAGCCCAGCTCGCGAATGCGCCGCTCCTTGGCCATTTGCGCCAGCTGCTCCTGGCGCGCCTTTTGGGCATCGGCAGGGGCTGGCGTGGCTGCGTCTGGCGCGCGCGCCGCGATGGCCGGGGCCGGGGCCGGGGCTGGCGGCTCGGTCGTCTGTACGATGGTCTTTGGCTGCGCCCCCGCCTGCGGGCCGCTGATCAGGACAGCCGACTTGCCGCAGGGGCGCTCGGCGTACTTGACGACCCCACCTTCGGTGCATTTGTAGAGGCTTTGCGCCACCGCCCCCAGGGGGGCGAGCGCGAGGAGGAGCGCGAACAGGGAAGGTTTCATGGTGTCGACCCAGGGCAAAGGCGAGGTCGCCAGATTATCACGACAGATCGGAGGAGGGGAGCTTCAGGACGGCCGCTGGCGCTTCGCGCGGGCAATCGCTCCAAAGGCCAGAATGTGAGCAACGCGCTACGGAATAACCAGCGTTAAAATCCGCGTTAAATGGGTATACGTTCAACGATCGCCGTTTGGCGAAGGGGGTAGCCGCGGCGGCGCGGCTCGATGGCCTTAAATCGCGTTTCTGTGGCTCGCGCCACTGGCGACGCCGGGCGGCTAAAGCAGGGTGGGCTAGTCAACCTCAAGCACTTGACTGCGCGCCGTGGCCATTTCGCATTCTGCCGCAGCGGCTTTCTGCTAAGCGGGCGGCCTGCCGGCTATGTGTGCGTCGAAATGCTCCTGCTCTGCCTCTGTCGGACAAAGCCCGGAGGTAATGATCCCGTAGTCGATCTTATAACCCGGAAGCGCGCTCTCGATATCTTCCGCGGACGATGTCGGCGATACGCCGCGCGAATTCTCTCGGGGAGGGGCTGTTCCACGATTCAGCCCAACACTCTGCGATGAACTCACCAATATTTTTCCCGGCATAAGTAGATACCTCCGACGCAATTCCCTTGTCGATCGCTTCTTTATAGATCGCCTTCACTTCGCCGTCAACGCTTAACTGCAAAAGGCTGTCCAGTTGGTGCCCAAGCTCGTGGTCGACCACGCTTCGAACTGTGTCGCACCCAACGGGGTGCCACTGCGATTCTGTGTCCCGCGACAGGTGGCGCTTGAACTCGACATCGGCCGAACCCCATTTTTTGTTGACCGAGATCCCGGACACATGGGGATGCGTCCATGATTGAGCATATCTGTTGTCTGTTTTGCGAGGCTTGACCCACCCCTCGGCGGTCCTCCGAAACATCGCCAGGTCACCGTCTGGATTTTTACTTGCCAGCGCATCGACAAACCTCTGGATCTCGAGTTCTCGCCATCGAGCGTTTTGGGCCTGAATGGTGCCGGTAAACTTCTGCGCGGGGCGCAGTTCAGGGAACTCCTGCAAGTGATCGAACAGGCTCTTGTTCCATGTGTTCGCAACCTCTGTCTTGATGCCCGTATAGTCGGCATAGTCGGCCAGGTTGTTAGTTACCGCCCATTCCGCGGCAGCTTTGGCGGTTGGCTGCTCGACAAATTTTGGCGGCGATGGAATGTTTGGCTTAGTCTTCACGGTGGCCTCTTCCCTCACCTGCTTCTCCGCCAGACTCTTCTCGATCGCCTGCCGCCGCCCACCAGGCGGATAGTTGAACGCCGGATCGACCCCCGCAGGCACCCGCTGCGTTTCGCCGCTGCGCGCATTGGTGTAGTCGCGCCACTGCTCCTCGGGGGCCTGGTCGACGCCCTTGCCGAGGCGCTTCAGCTGGCGCTCGCCGAGCTGGATCACCCGGCACTTGCAGCCCCACGCCTTGACCGGCATGTGCCGCAGCCACCACGGATCGTCGGCCGGCAGCACCAGGCCATCCCAGGCGGCGTGCTCGGGGCGCTCGTAGGTGCTCGGGGTGTGGTCGTACATGAGGTACGGCAGGCGATCCTTGGCCGCCTGGATGCGCTGCCACTGGCCCTCGGCGTGCGCGGTGCGTAGATTGGTGTCGTAGATGACCTTCAGCCGGCGCGGGCTGCCGAGCCGGGCGAGGACTTTCTCCCCGGTCTTCGGGTCGACGACCTCGCGCGTGCCCCACCAGCCGCGCTTGACCAGGTTGGGGCGCAGCTCGTCGATGAAGGTCTGCAGCGTTGTGCCGTTGGCCAGGGCGGCGTCGACCTGCGCCCGGATGTCGGCCAGCAGATCGAGCTCCATGGCCTTGGCGACGGTGAACGCCACCTGGTGCTCCTGCTGCCAGACATCCAGGTACGAAAAACCGATCTGGTAGCCCTTTTGCCGGAAGTACTCGATGGCCTCCTGCGGTGGCAGGAGCTTGAGGGTGAGGTCGATCACGGCAGGCCGTGCCAGCCAGCATCGCGCGACCAGGCGGCGATCGGCGCTTGCTCCCGGTCGTCAATGACCAGGCGCAGGTCCATCGGTTCGCAGAGGGCCGCCATCCGCGCGGCCCGCTCCATGGCGGCAGCGGCCAGGCCTACGATGCGCCCGACGGTGCGCCAGCGGCCGCGATCGCCGGCCAGTTTCCGCTGCAGCGCCAGCGGGTGCCTGGCTGCGACGATCTGCACCGCCAGGCCAAGGTCCGGCGGCAGCTTGGCCATGACCATCAGGCTGCTGGCTTGCCAGGCACGGCGCGCCCGGCCAGGTAGGCCCAGAAGGTACCGCGCGCCAGCAGATCGACGAGGGCCGCGCTATCCATGCCGGCGATCACCTCGGGCAGGCGGTCGCGAAACTCCTGCAGGGTGGCGGCTTCCTGCGCCAGGCGGTCGAAGGGCGAGAGCAGGCCGTCCATGGTCGGCTGCCACTCCTCGCCCATCAGGTCGGCCAGGTCGTCCAGCGCGTCGCGCTCGGCCGCGGCACGCTCGGCAGCGGCCAGGGCAGCCAGGGCGGCGGGAGTCTTGTCCTGGTCCGGCGATTTGTCGGGGTCGGCGCCGCCTTTGCCCCCCTCGTTGCCTTCGTTGCCTTCGCCGTCCTCATCGTCTGGCATTGTCTTGCCGCCCGGCTTGCCCGGCCCGCGCGGTGGCTGGCCGGCAGCGTCTGCGGCTGGCGCCCCCAGCGTTTCCTCGCCCTCGGCGGCTTCCGGGATGCGCAGCTTTTCATGCACCCAGGCGACCGGGATCTTCTTCATGCCGACGGCCACGAGCTTGGGCAGGCTGTCGGCGTAGGCGGCCAGGTCTTCCGGCTCGCCGGTGTCGAACACCAGGCGCGGGCAGCGGGCGAGGCTGTCGATGCCGCCGCGGTTGAGGGCGATCAGAGGATAGAGCAGGTCGCGGGTGATGGTGCCCTCGATCTGGCGCGCATCGGCCTTGAGGATGTCGTGCCGCACCTCGTCGTGCAGATCGGCATTGCCGCTGCCGATGCCGGTCGACTTGGCCTCGGCGCTCATCGTCTGGCCCAGGATGGCCTTGCTCTGGCTGCGCTCGGCCCAATCGACCATCGCCAGGTGCGGCGAGGTGCTGCCGTTGCCGGTGATACCCTGGATTTCGAGCTGCATCTCGGCCGGCATGATGGCGCGGGCGTCGTGCCCGAGGGCAGTGACGGCGCGCAGCAGGCTGGCCTTTTCGTCGTCGGTCGCGCCGCTGAAATACTTGCCGGTGATCATCGGCAGGCCGAAGGTCTCCAGGAACTCGGCGAAGTCGCCGATGGCGTAGGCTTTGTAGAGGAATGGCCAGACGAGTACGCGATGCAGGCCCATGCGGCCCAGGTAGCCGGTCTTGGCCTTGCCGTAGGTGTGCATGACCCAGCCAAAGGGCTGCAGCAGGGCGCCGTCGGCACTGGCATCGCGTAGCCGCAGTTCGCGCCGGGCGGCGTCCAGGCGGAACCACTCCTGCGGGCGGGGGTGGAAAGCGGGCAGCAGCTCCTTGCCGGACTTTAGCCAGGCCAGTTCGACCGGCGCGAACCCGTGCCCGACGCCATCCATCAGCGCGACGAGCAGCTCCTCGAAGGGGTCGGCGGCGTCGGTGAGCACCTCGGTGAGCCATTCCGCGTTGGCCTTCTCGGCTGCGCTGGGGTTGCGCGGCGGCTCGATCGTCCAGTCCAGCGTCAGCGGCGCCCGCCGGCGCTTGCCCATCTCGGCATAGAGATGCGCGTCGCGCTCTTCGAGGTCACTGAAAAGACGATGTTGCGCCCACAGGTCGCCGTCGTCTGCCGCGCGCAGCCTGGCAGCCACGCGGGCCGGGCTGAGGCCGTCCAGCTGGCCGGTCAAATATTCGTTCTGCAGCGTGGTGACGCGGCTGGTCTGCGGCTCGCGCAGCGCGCCGCGGTCGATTGGGCGGCCGTATTGGTCGACTAGGCTCAAAACATGCTCCTCGATGCGGCGCGCTCGCCGCTGTGGTCATCGGCGGCGTGCCGATCCTCGCCACCGCTGCCGCGGCGTGAGACCGTCTGAAACCCGACCGTCGCGCTGGCGCCACCGTAGCGCAGGGCGACATCCCACAGGATATAGAGCGCGCAGAGGCCGTCGTAGTCGTGCCCGGCCTGGCGCTCGGGCCAGGTATCCAGCTCGCCGAGCAGCTGCGTCAGGGCCGGGTCGAAGAGAATCCGCGGCGCCATGGCGTCGGTGATGAAAGGCTCCATGCCTTCGATGCGAATTTCGCGCTCGATGCTCGCCGGCAGGCCGATCAGTGGCAGGGCGACACCGGCGCGCAGCGCAGCGGTGACGAAGGTCTGTCGGCTGTGTTCGTAGGCATTGTTGTTCTCGAAGCCGATGCGCATCGGCGAGAAATCGCGCTGGAAAGCGATCAGGTCGGATTCCAGCTTGCTCGGCACGCGGCGCTTGATGCGCGCCTCGACCACGTGCAGCTGGCCGCGCTCGCGGTCGTAGCAGCCACCGAGGATCGCCGATGGGTGCGACTTTTCGCCCTTGCCCATCGACGGGTCGCAGGCGCCGAGATGGACCCAGCGATCACTGCGGCGGATCGAGAACGTGACCGGCGCGAAGACCTTGTCCTCATCGCTCCTCGGGTCGCCCTGCATCTCGGTGTTGAAGGCGCGCAGGTTCTTGGCGCGGGCGCGCATCAGCCAGTACAGCGAGCGCACGGCCGGCCAGCTGATCACGGCGCCGGCATCCATGTCTGGCCGGTTCTCCATGTAGTACTTGAACGACGGCAGCTGCGCCTGGTCGAGCACTTCGCCGCGCGCCGCGGCCTCTTCCTCGGCCGCCTTGTCGTCGTTGAGCATCACCTCCTGGCAGCGCTCCCACAGGTCGGCGTGCGTCGGCGGCTGCTCGATGGCGCGGAAATGATGCACCAGGTGGCCAATGGTCGCCTTGGCGCGGCTGATCGGATCCTCCTTGTGCAGGACGGTGCCGACGCCGAGATACTTGACGCTGCCATCTGGCGGGCCGAGGTAGTCGACTGCCTTCTCGAGCCAATCCCAGCGGTTGTCGCGCTCGGTCGGGCTCTTCGCTTCCTTGTCGGTGATCAGGTCGTCACCCAGCAGCAGCTTGGGCCGGCTGGCGCCGTGGAAGGTGCCACGAATCGCCTGCTCGGCGCCGAAGCTCTCGACCTTGACGCCGGTTTTGGTCGAGAACTCGCCGATCTTCCAGTTGCGCGTGGCGCCGCAGGCCTCGGGGAAATCGAGCGCCAGCGCGGCGTTATATTGCAGCTCGACTTTAACGACCTCGAGCAGCTTGGTCGGCAGCTTGGTCTCGGCACCGAGCAGGATGATGTAGTCGATGAAGTACGGCGCCGGCCGGTCTGCCGGCCAGCCGATCTCCTGGCGGATGGCGGCGCGCTGCAGCAGGCCGCGCACGGCGCACCAGACCGGTCCGACCTTGGTCAGCAGGCTCGACTTGGCCTCGCCGCGCGGCGCGATCCACCACTCCTTGGCGCCGGATGGCTTTTCGAGGATGGCCGGAAAGCGCGTGAAGAAGTGCTCGTGGAAGCGCGAGGCCGGCGGCCGGATGTGGTGGCTGAGGTAGGTATAGGCGAAGAAGGCGAAATCGCCATCGAGCAGCACGCGCCGGCGGCGTTCGCGGCGTGCGGCCGGCGACGGGTCGAGGCCGATCTGGCGCGCATTGAGTTCGGCGCGGGCGGCACGGGCGATCTCTTCGAGCTGTCCGAGAAACGCGGTCTCGCTGAGGGTGTCGGGGGATTTGGCCATGCCGGTCGATGGCCTTTCAGCCGTAGGCCTTGGCCAGCTCGCCACCGAAGGGGCTGAGGATTTCCGCGAACGCGGACTGGTGCTGCGGCGTGGTCTGGCGGATAAAGGCATCCAGGCGCTTGATCACGTCCATGGCGATCGCCAGCTTGTCGGCCTCCGGCATCATGCCCTTGCTGGCCGCGCGCAGCTTGGCGACGGTGTCGCCCAGCGTGGCCATTGCCTTGACGCCCTCGAAGGGGTCTTCGGCATCGGCGGTGCGCTCGAGCAGCGACTCGCAGCGCATGAGGCCGGCGGCGATGATCCGGCCGAGGGCTTGCTCGATGCCGCCGCCGGCGACGATCAGCGAGGCGGCGCGGAATCTATCCCAGTCGTCGCCGGTGTCGCGCGCGGCGCGGTACCAGTTGCGGGCGGTGCCATGCGGCACGCCGACCTTGTCCGCGGCATGTTCGAGCGGCAGGCCGCCGATGTAGGCGGTGCGCAGCTGCATGCGCAGCTCGGGACTGTGCGCCATCAGGGCAGCGCCCGCAGGCCCTTGGCGGTCTCGCGACCCTCCTCGGTGAGCGCGACGGTGTCGTTGATTTTGTTGAGCAGGCCGACATCGGCCAGCCAGGAAAGGTCGGCTCGCACGCGGTCAAGCGTGACGGCGATGCCATGCACGGCTTCCAGCTCGGTCTGCAGCGTGCGCGCCTGGCTGGCGCCGCCGGCGAACAGCAGGCTGACGAGGAGGGCATTGGCGCGCTTCTTGTCGTTTTCGGTCATGGCGGTGTCCTTGGCTGACTATTTGATGTGGTGCTGGACGAGTGCGCGCAGCAGGTCGGTCTGGCCGCGGCCTTCGCCGACGAGCAAATTGATCTTTTCCGACAGGCCTTCGATGCGGTTGTAGAGGCCGGCCAGGTCCTTGTGCGTCGGCGCCTGCTCGATGGCGGATTCGATGTGCGTCAGGCGAGTGCTGTGCTCCTCGTACTTGTCGATCAGGTGGCCCTCGACGGTGTTGACCCGCTGGTCGGTGGCGATCGACCGGCGGACCAGCCACAGGTAAAAGCCCAGCCCCCAGGTGAGGATGAAATTGGCGATCGCGATGTAGGGGAGGATCTCGGTGATGCTGGTCATCTGGTCATCGTCCATGCGGGTGGGTGCGGCGGCTGGGATGGTCGACGGCGGATTCCAGCTCGCGCTGGCATTCGATGCAGGTCTGCACGCCGGGGACGGCCTGCCGGCGGGCGTCGGGGATGGGCTCCTCGCACACGGCGCAGTTTTCGGCGCTGGCGGGTGCCTGGCGCTTGCCAGCATGGCCGTCGTGCTCGTCCTGGGCGTGCCGGACGCGCTCGCGGCGATCCAGACCGGGCCAGTCGACGGTCGGGCTGCACGCGCTCTGCATCCGCCGGCTGTGCTCTGCCAGGGCATCGTCGCGCAGCTGCTGCTCGCGCTCGGCGGCGATGTCGGCCCAATCGCTCATGCCGTGCGCACCGGGAGATTGGCGGCGAGCACCAGCACGCGGCCGGTTGGGACGAGGGTGGCGGCACAGCGCAGCTTGTAGACGGCGCCATGAACGCCGGCGCGAAATGGCTGCAGCACGACGCCGGCGGCGATCGTCGGCAGTTCGTGGAGCATCGCCGCGGGGTCCGGGTCGACACCGGCGAGCAGCGAGACACTCACCAGGACACTGCTGATCGTCTCGCCGGGGTCGAGTTCGGCAGTGAAGTCGAAGCCGCAGACGAGAGATTCGGCGGGGTCTTTGGCGGGCCAGGTGGCGGTGGTCATGGGGCGGTCACTCGGCAGTCACGAGGAAACTTCGGCGGGGCCGATTGGCGAGGTAGTCCCGTCGCTTGACCGACGCCAGGTAATGCCGGCTGACCAGCCGCGTAGGCGTGCCGCCAATCGATAGGCTGGCGCTGGCCAGGGCCTGCATCACCGCCTGCGCTTGGAGGCGGATCTGGGTGGTGAGTGTGCCCGTAGCCGATACCTGCGCCAGCGCGCTCGCGCTCAGGCCGCTGGAAATCGTCAGGTCGCCGTTGGCATTGGAGACGGTCGCCGCTGCGCCAGAAAGCCGGATGCCGGTCGTCAGCCCACCGGCGGCGATGGCGATCGCCGAAGCTGCGCCGACCAGCTTGATGCCGGTGGATAGCGCGCCCGATGCGCTGGCCGTCGCCGTCGCGCTGCCGGAGAGGCCGGCCGGGGTCGTGGTCAGGCCGGCACTGGCCAGGGCCTGCATCACGGCAGTGCCCGAAAGGCGGATCTGGGTGGTGAGCGTGCCGGCGGCGACAGCGCTCGCCGACGCGGCCCCCGCCAGCTGGGCGTTGCTGGCGGCCAGGGCGCCACTGGCCAGCACCTGCGCCAGCGCAGCGCCGGAGAGGCGGATCTGGGTCGTGAGCACGCCATTGGCGACGGCGACCGAGGCAGCCGCACCGGATAGGCGGATCTGGTTGGTCAGGCTGCCGGCGGCCGTGGCAATGGATGCCGCGGCCCCGGAGAGGCGGATCTGTGTGGTGAGCGAGCCGGTCGCGGTGACCTGTGCGGTGGCGTCGCCGGCCAGATCGGCCGCGGCGCCGCCGACGGCGTCAGCCTGTATCCAGCCGCCGAGGCTGACGCGCGAGAGTGCGGCCGCATCGTCGTATTGTATCCAGCCGCCGAGGCTGACGCGGGAGACGGTGGTCACGGGTCAGGCCGTCCGGATCTGCGGGTCGAGGTAGACGGTGATGCTGGGCGCGCCAACGACCAGCCGCGCCAGGATTTCGCCGGTCTCTGCCGGCGAGAAATCCGCTCCCGAGTCGCACTTGCCCGACCATGCGGTCGCGTTCTCGCCCGTCCAGGCACCCGTGCCGGCCCCTGCAGCCTGATTCGCCGGGGTGCCGAGCAGAGGCATCCCGTCCGAGTACGATGTCCCAAGGACCGTGCCAGACGTGACCTTTGCCGACCACTCGGACCACACCTCGTCATCCTGGTAGGCCGTCGCGCTCCCGTCTCGCAGGATCTCCAGACACGGGGTGATGGAGGATACGCCAGAGTGATACGCCGCGATCCAGGGGGTGACGAAAGGGGTCGCAGGCGAGCAGTTCGCAGTAGTCGTGACCTTCCAGGATTGTGCTGCGGCGCCTGTGGTGTAGTAAATACCAGCGTCAGACACCACTGATCCGAACGCATTTGCATAGTGCATGATGCCGTGTGTGTCGTCGCTGGAGCAGTCGATAGAGAGCGCGGTGGCGGACCCAAGATTGGCGGGAGCCTGCGTGTCGAGTAGCACGTAATTGCTCCCGAACTTGCAACGAGCAAACTCGTAGGTGAAAACCTGGTTGGGGGCTGAGGGACATATAATCCCTGATCCGATTAATGAGAAGTCACAATCTATACCCAGAAAAGACCCGCCTCTACCCCCATCCGAAAATAACCGTGTTGGGGTTGACCCGGCAGAAGAAACACGGCAACCCGTCCATTCATTCCGGCCATATAACTGCGCCGTTTGGCCTGTTGCGCCATACCGCATCGTACAATTCGTCAGCTTCGTGTACGAGTTCGCTTGTGATATAGCGCCGAACACGTTATAGGCAGCCGAACTAGTGGTTCCATTCCAGAAGAGGCAGTTTTCAATTTCAAAGTGCGATCCGTCTGAGGTGGATACAGACAGTTTCGCAGCAGATGTAACCCCTGCTGTGCGAAAAGTCAGCCCATACATCTTTACCCTGTATGCCCCGGCAAAGACCAATGCAAGGTGTGTTGACGAGGAACCAAGCCATGCCGCTTCACCCATTTCTGCCAAAGCGTCGCTGGCGTCCTTGTCGACGCAGATAATCGAGATGTTGTTGAGCGCAGTCCATGTCGTGTTGGCTGCCAGCGCGCTGTCCCCAGTGTGGTCCTTGTCGACCAGAATGACGTCACCCGATGCGGTGGCGAGCGCGATCGCCCCGGCCAGCGTGGTCTTGGCGGTGGCCCACGAGGTGCCGGCCCCGTTATCTCCGGTATCAGATACGTAATAGGTCGTCATCAGTCGCCCTTTGCCGATCGCAGATCGAGCAGCGATTCACGCAGCTTGGTCAGTCGCGCCTTGAATACCACGTACTGCGCATCGTCCTTGCCGAACTCGGCCTGAATTTGCGCGTCCGTGAAATCGCCCTCCTCAATCAGCCGCAGGATGCGATGAGCGATCTTTGCCAACCGCTCGCCGTCGGCATTGCGGTACGCCAGGCGCAGCCGGTTGCGCAGCTGCGCCTTGGTCTGGTGTTTGAGAGCGAGAGCCATGATCAGTCGTCCAGCAGGCGCTCAAGCTCTGCTGCGGCCAGGGTCGCGGCGAGCGCTGCCGCCCGCGACGCCATCAGCGCATCACGATCGACCACGCCATCCCACAGGTAAGGGCCGACGGTGTAGCTATTGCCGTCGCTGTCGATGTGCGTCTCGACCGTCCAGCGCCCGCCGCCTGGCTGCGCATGCTGGTCGGTGACGCGGGAGGATGAGATGATGGGCATGGCTGGGGATGGACGCCTGGGTGGCTTAGTTGTCGATCTGTACCGTCAGCGCGCCAGCGGCGAAAGACGGCGCGGCGTCGCCGTTGTTGATGGTCTTGGCGGCTGCGAGGTTGAAGCAGATCCAGGCATTGCCGGCAGAGGCGGCATCCCAGATGCGCACGCTATTGACGACGCCCCAGTTTGCGGTCGGCGCCGGGAAGGTCAGCGCGCCGTTGTTGCTGGTCGTGCCGCCGGTGCCGCTACTGGCCACGGTCGAGCCGGCCGACTGCGTGCCGGCCCAGTTGGTGAGGTTGGAGGTGACCGCGACGCGGGCATACGAGCCCCCCGAGACTTCGGTCCCGCTGCCGGTCTCGCCACAGGCGACGGTGTCCAGGCCGACATACCACGAGGCCGGGATGCCGCTGGCCTGCCCGCGGAAGATGGTATCGACCAACTTGTTTTCGGCGAAGTCTGTGAACGAGCCGGCGACGGCCTGCGAAAACCACGCGGCCTGTAGCGCGAGGACGATCGCAGCGGCGGCCAGCAGGGGGCGAAGGCGGGAGAAAAGGCGCATGTTTTGGGCTCCTGAAAAGACAGTCAACGGGGTGCTGATTCTGTCCAGTCTATGCGCGCGCGGGGGGCGGGCCGGGCTTGAAGCGGTTCATGAGCGGCCATGAAAAAGCCCGCACGGGGCGGGCTTGGTTAGGTTGGCCTGGTTATGCGGGGCATCAAGCTACCTGATGTTGGAGCGCATCCGTCCGATGATGCTGGCCCTCATGGCCAGTGCCCCAAACAGGCATCCGAGCCAAAGGCCGGCAATCAGCTCGGTGCGCCCAAACAAGATGGATGCGGGCAGCGCGGGCAAGGCTAACCCGGTTGCCCAAACTAACGACCACCACCATTCTGTAATCTGCGATTTCATCGTTTTCTCCGTATTCAGTGTTTCAACCATAGCAAATCTCCGTCGGTTGATGCGGGCTATCTCAGGCAGTCTGCGGCAAGGTCACCAGACGACGCAGATATACGTCGCGCCCGCCGCCGTCCTGCCATATAGGCTCGGTCATCTGCTTATCCAGGTGCGGGCACTCCTCCTGTGCGCACGGCACCAGCCCGCCGAGGTCGCGGTCGAACATCGGTGCCAGGATGCCTCTTCCACAGTCGCCGAAGCAGTGGGCAGTGATTTCCGGCTCTTGCAGCGAGAGCACCATAACGTACATATTTTCCATGCTCAGCCCTCCATGCCGGACCTGATGACGTTGTACGCCAATACCATTCCGTTGCGTTATGCGCTCTGGTCCCACCCGTTGCCTGGCAGCTGGCCGAGCTTGATGTTGGCGTTGATCTCGTCCAAGCACTTCTGGCGTTCGTCTTGCCGGAAGGCTTTCGATATCGCGCCGAATTTCGCGGGGAGGTATGTCACCGAGAACCACGCCCAGATCATCCGCCTGAGCTGGCCGTGCTTCTCAAGCTTCGGTACCAGCCGGAATGGCCCTGCAATCTCAAATATCACCACCATGTCTTCCTCCTTGGTCAAAACAAAATCCCCTGCCCCGACCCGATCCCGCTCACCGGCTGCCCGGGGCAGCGCTTGAGGATGGTGCGGATCTGCCGGTCGGTCAGGGTGTGCTCGCGGGCGAGGCTGTTGACCGACTGGCCGGCATCGTAGGCGGCGATGATCCGCCGGTCGCGCATGTCGCGCAGAGCCTGCGCGCAGCGCGGGATGAATAGCCGTTCGCCGCCGTAGGCAGCAATCAGCGCCCGCGTAGCCGGCTCGCCGATCAGCTCGATCAGTTCAAGCAGCTGCTGGCCGTCTGCCCGCGCGCCGGTCGGCACGCGCAGCACGGTGCCGCCATAGACCCGGACGAGGGTCATCGTCGCCGGCAGGCCGATGTGCGCGACCATCTCGCGCACCGAGCGCGGCAATGCGGCGGCGTCTGTGTCGTCTTCGGCGGCGGTGTCGTTCATGGGCCTCTAGCGAGCGCCCTGGCGCACGGCAGCATGCGGACCGCACGCGGCCGGCAGGCTGACCGGATCGAGCACGGCGGTGAAGGTTGCGCAGTATTCCAGCGCGAATTCGCGCGCGATCGAGAAGGGCCACGCCAGGGACAGCGCGGCGGCGGCATTGACGACCGTCTGGACGGGCGTCTGGGGGGTCAGCGGACAGAGTAGGCGGCGTTGCTGGGGGGTCATGGCTGGGTCCTCAATGCGTTAAATGGGGCGGTGTGGGGGGCGGTTTAACGGCTGGTCAGACCGGATCGGGCCGGGTTAGGCCGGGTTAGACCGGATCGGGCCTGGCTGGCGGCGTCTCCCGATGCCCCCGCGCTGGTCTGGCGCAGTGGCATGAGGCGAGGCCGACGGCTAGCGAGCGCCGGCGACGCCTTCCTGGAAGGTTTTCGACGGCACGAAGCGGGCGCGCCGCTTGCCGCCGACGAGGCGGATGTCTGGCGGATCACGGAAATTGAGGTGCTGCAGGCGGATGGGGCTGGTGACCGGCTTGAATTTGCCGAAGCCGGGCACGCTGACATCCTCACCGCCGGTGTGGATGACCTCGGCGACCAGTTCGCCGGCGGTTTCGAGGACTTCCCGGATGGCGGGCTTGGGGATCTTGGTGAGGTTGCAGAGGGTCTGCAGGAGTTCGGCGGAGTTCATTGGGGTCCTTTCTGGTAGTGGGTTTTTTGGACGAGCGTGGCAGAGGCAAAACAGGCGGTCGGCTGCGGCGGCTCGCTGATCGCCGGCGAGTCTTGGGAGTCGTCTGGGTCGTCCGGGTCGTCTGGCGGGTCTACCAAGGCCAGCCCGAGGCCGTCTGCCGGGCTGGCGCGCCGGTTCCAGCGCTCCCAGGCCTCGGCCTGGCTTTGCTCGGCCGTCACCGGGCCGATCGCCAGGCAATCGAGGCAGCTGACGGTCACCATATCGCTCCACTGTTCGACATGGACCTGGTGCGATCCGCAGAAGGGGCACGGGGAGGCGATCATGGCTTTACCCCGCTTTCTTTCGGCGCGGGCTTGGCGAGTAGGGGCATGAGCTGGTCTGCGTCGATCATCTTCAATTCGGTCGGGCCGATCTGTTTTCGCTCGAAGTACTCGTCACGGTCGCCTATGCCCCAATTGCGCTCGACGATCGTGGCGCCGGCCATGATTTCCAACAGATCCAGCCCTTTTCGCAGTGGCATGACCGCGCTTAAGTGAGCGCCGATATTGACGACGCACAGGCTGCCTGCCTTCGGCTCTACCTTCCGTGCCGCGCGCACCGGCTTGGTGGGGGTGAGGGTGGCGGCGCTCATGCGGTCGCCACATCCAGCGCGATCGGCACATACTCGCCGCTCGAAATCCGCTCGAAAACCCGCACGTAGGTCTTGCTGCCGATCACCTGCACCGCCTCGGAAATCGCCTTCATGGCCAGCTGCCAGCGCGGGTCGTCAATCTCCAGGCGGCGCAGGGCGAGCACCCGGCCGGTGTTGATCTTGCCGGCCTTATCCACCTGGAACGCCTGGTTGATCAGCGCCTGCAGCTCGGGCCGGCTGTCGGCCGCCCATTCGTGGATGCACTCGTCGACCAGCACCTTGGCGGTCTGCAGGCGCTCGTCGAAGCTGATGTACTCGGCGATCGCGCGCAGGACCTTGTATTTCTGGTCGAAGCTGAACAGGCAGACATTGCCCTTGTTGCCGCCTCGTTTGACGCCATACATCTCGGCGGAGAGGTCGCAGAAGGCGTCGATGTCGCCGAAGGCTTGCGTCTTGAAGGCGCGAATCTGCTGGCTGAGCGCCTTGGCGTGCGCGACCAGTTCGAGCACGAGTTTGTCGCGCTCCAGGTCGATCGGCTTGATCGTCTCGAGCGGCACCAGGCGGCCGGCGCCGTCCTGCATGTAGCCCGCTGGCGCGGGCGCCGCGGCGGGTTTCTCGGGGGTGAGGGTGGGTGTCATGGGGTCCTTTCGTGGGTGGTGGGGGGTTGGTTGGGTGATTGGCTGGGGCCAGGTCACAGGCGCAGGACAAACTCAGAGGTATCCGCGATCGCGCGGCCATTGCCATAACCGTCCGGTCGACTCGCATTTTTCTTGCAGTTCGGGCAAATCCTGACGGCGGCCGACGGGGACCAAAAAAACTTGCCGCAGTCGGCGCCCAGGCATTTGCGGTAGCCCGGGTCGCGCGGGCTCGCCGGTGGATCCGGGTTGGCAGGTACCGGGCCGGCTGGCCGGCGGAAGAAGTCCGCGCGGCCTCTGGGCTTGCCCGCAACTCTCGCCGCTGCGGGCTGCCCTGGCGCTGCCGTCTGTTGCTCGGCGAGCTTCATCAGCCGGTCCCAGACCGTCGATTCATGGCGGCCGACCACCAGGCCGATCTTGCGATAGCTCATGCCGCCATTTCTCAGCTCGGTGATCTGCTCGTCCATGGCGTCTGTCCAGCCGATGGCCCGATGCGAGAGGACGTCAGCGCGCAACACGGGTGGCGGCTCGACGGGATCCGTCTTGGGGTCGCCCATCGCCGCCAGCTGTTCCGGCGAGAGGTCGGCGATGAGCTTGAGCACGCGATGGCCGACGGTCGAGCGCGGCCGGCCGACCGATTCGGCGATCCGCTCATTGCTGTAGCCGAGCCGCCGCAGCTTGAGAAGGTGCGCGTCTTCCTCCTCGGTCCAGACGATCTTGACGGTGGCGGGCATCAGGAGATCTCCCGCCGGGCACGGTCGCGGGCGACGCGCCAGGGTTTGCCGAGGTAGATGGCGATGATCACAGCGGCCCAGAAGCGGGACCAGATCAGCGCCAGCGGCCGGAGAATCGGCAGGCCGATGGTGAGGACGGCGAGCAGCACATAGACCAGGAGGTAGAGCCCGAAGACGGATTCGCTCATCGCACCACCTCTTCTTCCCAGCAGATCAGCACGCCGGTCGAAGGGTCGCGCGCTTCCATCTGCTCGAAGCGGCCGGCGCCGGTCATCTGGTGACCGCGCGAGACCATATCTTCAGCCAGGATCTGATGCAGGCGGGCGGTACCGCGGGCGTGCACCCGGGCGCCGCGCAGCGTCGAGCAGGCAAAGGCGACGACCTCGATCTGGTGCCGGTCGAGCCAGCGCAGTGTGCGCTCGACCTTGCCCAGGAGGGTGCCGAAATCCATCTGCAGGCCACGCGGCGGCAGGGCGCGGAAGGGTGTGACCGGGCTGGCCGGGTGGTAGGCCCGGGGGGCGTGCCCCTCAAAGGCGATGACTTGCGCGCTCATGCGATCTGCTCCTGGGGGGTTGGTACGTGGGCAGCAGCGGGGGTTGTGGCGGCTTCTGCGGCGGCGCGGAGCGCCTTTTGTCGTGCATGGCGCTGCGAATTGGCCACCGACCCCGCCACCTTGTACAGCTCGCCGTAGGACATCATCTCGAGCTTCCGCGCGACGCCGCCGGAGTGCCTGCGTGCGACGCCTTCGGCCCATGCCTTGCTGTTTCCCATGTCCCGGCAGATCGCGCAGATCTTGCGCAGCACCGCGCGTTTTTCCTCGGCCGCCGAGTCGATGAAGGCCCATTCATTGGCCGGCCGCTCGGGGATGGCAGCCTTTGGAACGCCACTCGACAGCCGCTTGACCTCTTCGGCGATCATCGCGACGGCCCGCGAGAGGCTGCGGAAGTCAAGCTCCGAGCTGGAGCGCTTGCCGGTCTTCGCCTCCAGGATGTCGCGGTACTCGTCGAGCGTCCAGCCGGCTTCCTTGGCCAGGCAGTGGATGCGAGCCAAGAGCTGCCGACGGGTCATCCCAACCTTGACGGTAGGTGTGTTTGGCGCGCTCATAGAATGTCGTCCTCTTCCGCATCGACCGCCGGATAAACGCCATAGCGCCCCAGCTCGTCGTGCTTGATGGCCACATCGGTCACCAGCTGCATTGCCTCGCGCAGCGCTGCCCGATCAATCGCGTCGGCCATCTCATGGATGCTCGCAGCGAGCACCAGGGCGACGTCGTGCAGGGCGGCAACGGCTTGCTTGCTGGCGATGCCACCGCGCGGCATGGCGCTCAGCGCCTCGGCGCCGAGGCTGTTGAGACTCTTCGTGCTGTTCATGTAGGTCATGCCTTTTCTCCTTCAACAACGGCGGGTTTGTGCGGGCAGGTCTGGCAGCAGCGCCTCTGATCGAGCGCGGCCGGGTCCCACGTCGGCGCCGGACCGCGGTTGACTTCGATGCAGTGCTCGACGGTGACTTCGGTGCCGAGGTACGGACACGGATGGCGGTCAAAGACGGCGAGCACTTTGGCTGCCAGATGGCGGGTGCTGGCCGGGTATTGACCGTGCAGGACCAGTATCAGCTGCGTCCGACCGACGCGCTCGGCGCCGGCTGCCTTTAGGCGATCGACGACACCGGACTTGCCGCGCGGATCGTCGGCCACCGCCTGCTGGAGCAACGAGAACCAGCGCTCCATCATGTAGGGCTGGATGATCATGAGAGCACCTCGCCGGCGTCGACGGCCTCGGCGGCATCGTCGGCGCCTTCGGCCCAGACGATCTGGTGGACGTTGGGGTCATAGATCGCTTTCAGCCGGGTGATCTGGGGGGCGCGCGGCTTGTGGCGGTGCTCTGCAGCCACCCGCCAGACGGTGGGCCGTCCGCCCTTGCCCAGGCCCTTGCCGGGTTCGACGGCGACCAGGTAGCCGGCCCTGCCGAGCAGCCCGCAGGTGGTCTTGGCCGTGACCGGGCTGACCTGTGCGATTTCGGCGGCAAAGGCTGCCGTGAAGCTGTCCAGCGCGGTCATTGCCGCCCACAGGGCTTCACTGCCGCGGCCCTGCGTGATTTCGGCGCCGTTGGGGCGCACGCGTGGGGCTTCGACGCCGTTATCCCGAACCATGGAATAGACGTTTTTAACGCCACGGCCGCCAGGCGTCCATCCAGACAGCACGCCGAGATAGCCAGCGGCCAGCCATCCCCGCACGAAATAGCGCACGGGCTCATACTCGACCTTGGAACGGCGGGAGAGGTCGTCAGCGGTGAAGCATCCGACCGCGTTGTCGATCGCGCGAACCGCCTCCCACACCCGCTGCCGCTGACTTTTTCCCCCGACGAGCTCGAGGATTGCAGGTTTGCGGGCCATTACCGCACCCTCCTCTTCACGTCCGGCAGCTGCAGCGGGCGATCGCCCCAGCTGGCCAGGTCGCAGCCATCCCAGCCAAGCCCCAGGGCCTCGTCGTGGATGATCCCGAGATTGTTGTTCACCCGCCGCACGCTGCCCTTGGCGATCTCGACCAGGTGCGCCAGCAGGTCGTCGCCAAAGGCAAAGCCCGGGTACTTGTGGCTGGCCAGCGTGCGCGCATCGTCCAGGCCAACGGCCTCGGCGTAGAGCGTGTCGAGCACGCGCCCGTCGAACTTCTCCCAGCGCTTGAGCTTGCCCGGCAAGGCTTCCTCGCCAATCAGCACGATGCTGGCCTTGCTCTTCTCGTAGATCGAGAAGACGCTCATCACCAGGCCCTTTTCGACCGCGAAGTCGAATTCGTCGATGATCAGCGTCCGCCGGCTGCCGTTGAGCTGGGCGCCGACCAGGTCGGCAAGTTCTGCGGTCGTGCCGCGCGGGGCCGATCCGTTGGTTTCCAGCCCGAGCGCCTTGCACAGGCTGATCAGCAGGCTCTTCTTGGTGATGAAGTCGTCCAGCTGGACGTAGTAGGCGCGGTGCCGGGCTTTGGCCCAGGCGGCTGCGACGCTCTTGCCGTAGCCGCTGGGGCCGCTGACGACCATCATGCCGGGGTCGCTGGGGCTGCGGGTGCTGAGCCGCTGGAGCGCCTGCTCCATGATGCCGATGTTGGCCAGCGGCGCGATCTGGCCGGCGCCGGCCGTGGGGCCGGCAGACAACGGCTTGCCCGGTTGCGGGTTTTGCTGCATAGTCATACTCCTTCCTTGTGTGGATGGACCGGCTCTCGCCGGGGTGACCCGTGGCGGCTTCTACCCGCCGCGGGTTTCTTTTTGCTCCCTGGCCAGCGTGGCCTGAGCGCGGTAAATGGAGCTCTGCGGGAAGCCCACATAGAAGCGGCGTTGCCAGGCTTCTGCGAGTACTTCCACGTCGTCGCCGTTGGCCTGTACCAGGGCGCGGTAATCCAGCCAAAGCGCGTATTTTTCGGGGGCGGTCATGCCTTCCAGCGGGGTGGCGTGCGCCCGTGCGGCGGGGTGCGGGGTGACGTTCGCGGGCGTTTCGGCCATCGCTGCGCGGGCCTGCGCAGAGAGTTCCGCCGCGCGGCTGCTGGCCTTCGGGCCGTCGAGCGCGGCCCGTGCCTTGCCGGCTTCGGTGAGCCCGGCGCTCTGGTAGTCCTTGGCGCCAAACGGGCCGGCGATCAGCTTGCCGGCGGCGGTCGCCGCTTCTGCCAGGTGACGCTTCAGCACATCGTCGGTGCTCGCCGTGCCCTTGGTGATGAGCTTGACGGCGGCCTTCTGCTCGCGCATCCGCTCGCGCTGCATGGCGGTGGCAGTGGCTGCGATCGCCGCCCGATCGGCGCCGGTGCGCTCTGGCGCCTCGGCGATGCACAGGAAGTTCTTGCGGTAGTAGACGATCACCCGGCCGAGGTCAGGCGTCTCGTAAAGCTCGAGCGTGCTGCCCATTTCGATCGTCGCCAGCTCGGGCGCGATGAACCAGGTGTTGTCGAGCGCGATGCCCTTCTTCTGCAGCGTCCGCGTGCCGCCGGCCGGCCTGGCGAGCAGGAGGTCGAGCGCGCGCTCGTCGGCGATGCGCCGCGTTTCGCCCGTCCAGCTGGCGGCTTTGGCGAACGGGCTGAGGCCAGCCAGGCCCCCGTGCGCGCGTTGCTCATAGACGCCGGCAATCCAGTCGTTGACCGTGCGTTGCAGGGCGTTTCCGGTGAGTGCGGCGGCGCCGAATCCTTCGGTGAAATCGACCGTTTCGCCGCGCTTGGCGAGGCGGACGGCGAACGATTCGCGCGCCTCGATGGCCTTTCTGTCGGCGACCGAGTGTCCGGCAAAGGAGGGAAGAAGCTCCAGAATCGAGTGGTTCAAGGTCTTGATCGCGCGCTCGACGTGCGGCTTCTCTTCCGGCGTGAATGGGGCGGTGGTGAGGTGCGTGATGCCGAGCGCGGTGAGCGCTCGCTTGAAGTGTTCGGACTGGTAGTCCTGCCCGTTGTCGGTGACGATCTCTGATGGCACGCCCCAGGCCAGCAGGGCGGCGCGCAGGGCAAGGCAGTGCGTCACCGTCTTCGGCGTGCGGCTGACGATGACCAGCATTTCACGGCTCCAGACGTCGACAATCACCGACACCGTGTAACGCCGCTTCTTGCCGTCTTCGTCGAGCAGCAGCCAGTCGGCCGGGGTGGCGTCCATCTCCCAGCGTTGATTCAGCGCGGTGACATCCTGCGAGCGGCTGCCGAAGGCGAGCATGCTCTGGTTCTTCCAGGCGTCGGGGTTGGTCGCCTGCAGGTAGAGGTCCTGATGATCGGCGATCCAGGCGCGCTGAAAGCGCATCACCTGGTCGTAGCTCGGGGGGTTGAAGAGGGTCTCGCCGCTGTCCGCATCGCGCGCCGCGGTGGCCAGCAGGTTGTGCAGCTGGCCGGTGCGTATGCCAGGCTTGTCGAGCAGCATGCGGGTGGCAGCTGCGGCCAGCAGTGGGGCGGCATTGAAGAGGGTTTTACCGCGGCGACCGGCGCCGGATCGGTGATCTACCAGGGCGGCCAGGTTGCCGCGTTCGTACTCGTAGACCCAGCGCTGCACCGATCGCGGCGAGACTTCCGGGAAGGCTTCGCGGATCGCCTCGGCGATCGGGATTTCGCGGGCGTTGTAGGCGTTTGAGTAAGGCAGCCAGGAGGCCGAGCGGTGCATCGGCTGCGCTTTCGCAAACCAGACCTCCCAGCCTCTGGCGATTTCGCTGTGGCCGTTGAGGGTCAGCGATTCGCGCTCACTGAGCCCGGCCATTTCGCGCAGGACGGCTTCTGCCTTGACCTTGCGCTCGGCTTCTTCGGCTTCGTGCCTGGCCTGGATGTCGCCGAGCGTGGCGACGAGCGCGGCAAGGATTTGCTGCTCGCGCGGCGGGTTGGCGATCGCGTGGAGGGCTTTTTCCTTGAGGCGGATCTGCTTGAGGAGGGGGGCTGGGGGGGTGTAGAGGCGCTTGATGCCGCCTCGGCCGCCGGCGGCCTTGACTTCGATTGACTCCCAGCCTTCGCGCTCGACCAGGTCATACCAGCCTTTGGCTGTTTTGGGCATTTGTTGGAGTGTCATCGCAGCCAATTCGCTGCAGGAATAGGCGGTTTTCATGCGAGTGACCGGGGTGGGGTGAGGGGCCATCCCGTGGCGTTAAAATGGCCGCGCAGCCTCGGAAACTGCAGACATTCAACCTTCACAGGAGACCCCTCATGGAAAAAGAATTACTTGAAACCTTGCTTGTCACCCAGGTGCTCACGCTGGCGAAAGTCATGGAAGCGGCCGGCAGTTCGTACAAATCCGACCACTACCTGAGCGACGCCATCAGAGAGATTCGCCAGCAGCGCGCTGCCATACTTCAACGGCTCGCGCAAATTCCGTAGCCTCTCCGCAGCTGAGCGTGGTGACTGCGTCCAGCCACTGGTCGGCTTGGCGCAGTACCTGCCGAATGACCGACACCGGTTGCCCATCGAACTGCTGCAACAGTTCCAGCGCCAGCAGGTGGGCCTCGTCGCAGCTGATGTGTGGCGACGCGTACTCGTCCGCTTTTCGCCTGGTGAATCGCTTGGCCCCTGTGATCGGGAACCGCTCATCAAATCCGCTCTCGCTCATGCGGCCACCCCACCAGCCAACGCCGTGACAAGCTCATCAGCCTCACGCTTGCCGGCTTTGTAGGCGTCCGCATCGGCAGACCCTGCCAGGTACGGGAAGGGCATCGGCGAGCACCCATCAAGCAGAGTGAGCAGCGTGTCAAAGACGCCAGCGCGGTAGGCATGGCTGGCAATTCGGCTTTCTGGAAAGGCCAGGGTGTAGACGGGGAGTGCCTTGCTCATCTGATTTTCCTCGTAAGGATTGCGGCCTCAAGCGCCCGCTTGCGGGCGGTGATGACCTTCTCTTGCTGGTGCAGGCGGGCCCATTCGAGCAGCTCGCCATCCTCTTGCGTCACCACCTGGCGCGCCCCGCGCTTCCGCGCATAGAGCGCCAGGAGGACATCACGGCCGATCGCCGCGTCAAACGCCATCGCTCGCCGTAGGCTGATTTCCCGCCCCTCTTGCGCCTGGCTGGTGTAGCTGTTGAGCGTCGCTTCGCTCAGCCGCTCGCCCAGGTGAAAGCCCATTCGCTGTACGACGGTCTCGCGTGAAACGCCCTGTTTTAGGCGCGCCGATTCGAGCGCTTGCGTGATCGCTGCGGCGATTTCGACGGCACAGCCAAGCCCGCCCGGGCGCGCTTCTGGCAAGCCGCTGAATAGGTCCGGTTCGTGACGGTCAAGCATGTCAATTCGCTTGTTCGGTTTCGACCAGCGGCGCGGGTTCTGCGGTGCTAGACTGCAGATTGCTCAGACGACGCCAGAGACGCCAATTGGTGCGCAGCAATTCGGGGTCGTAGCGACTCGGCCAGATGTCGGCCGGGGTCGTGCCAAGGGCCGCGGCGATGACGCGCTCGACCTTCGGGTATGGCACCTGCAGAGTCCGCCTGATCACCGACGGATCGAGCCCGTAGCAGCCCGCCATGGCGGTCATGGATCCGAATTGAGACCGCAGGCGGTACTTGATGAACTCGTTGGTCCAGTCCTGCTTGGCGGGGGGCTTTCTTGGCATGTCAAATGTCTCGTTTGGTATTGACATCGCCATTGTGTAGTGAAGTTATTACCTCTGTCAACAGGTAACAACCACGTTTGTAACTATTTTCTTAGAAACGCTGTAATTACGGGGGTTTTTGAGTTGTTACCTACCGTCAGAGTTTTAACCTCTGGTAACTACCTGTCTATCGCGGCTCTTTTCAAGATGCGCCTGGCAGGCATGCCAAAATCGGCCAAGGGTTGGTACGGGCTCGTGGCGCGAGAGGCGTGGCCATTCCGTGAGATCGCCGGCAAGGGCGGGAAGGGTGGGGTTTGTCGCGTGTATCTTCCACCGCCAGCAGTGCAGGCACTGATCGATGCCAAGCTGCAAGGGGGAGAGGTGGCGCCAGAGGCGCTCGATGCTCCGCAAGCGGCGGAGGAAGGTACGGGCGAAGCGGGGCTTCTCAGGTCTCCACCAAGGTCTGAATACGCGGTAAATAGGGCGTTTCGTGGGGGTGTAGTTGATGCCGAGCTATTGGCCAGGGTGGCGATCGCCTGCTCGGTGGTTCATGGCCGTGATTTCGACCAGGTCGTCTTGGCGCACCAGGTGCAAGCGGCGGCCGAGGCCTACAACGTCCTGCTTTCCTTCGCCTCGCACCTCCCTGGCGGTCCCGAAGCCCTGCGCCAGCTCGACCAGGATGCCCTCGTCGCCCAACTCCGGCTACTCATCCAGCTGGGCGCCCTCAAGCCCTGGGCACCGGCGTGAAAATGGGGCTGTCTTGTGCCAAACCCCGCCCAAGAAGCCCCATTCCCGTTAAATTCTTGAGCATTTTGTGCCAATCTCAAAATGCCGCCGATTTTTCACCCCCTACCCCGCAAAGCCTTACGTGGTCAGGGTTTGCGGCCCATCCCCCCACCCCCGTGAGCCCGTGAAGTCTGTGCCAACTAACCCCCTCCCTCACACCGGCGGTGGTCACTGCACCGCGGCACGTGGAGA